AAAAGCTGGGCGATCCGCAAGGCTCTTGAACCTTGGCTTTCCGAGAGGGGCTTTTGACGCCCCTCTTTTTTTGTGTTCTTTGGTGTGACCAGTAATGCCGGGTAGCATAAAAAGGTCTGCGTTCAAAGTTCGATATTCGTGTGTTTTGATGGATATACGTACATATTTAACATCAAAAAGTTCGGAAATCCATCAATCGCTATTGACACACACCGTATAATGGATTCGGAGGTGTGTTCAAATGGGTATCAATGGTGGGCGATCCCTGAGAGGAATTGAAGAATCAGGTTTCACCCGGTACAACATTACTCTGCCGCCGTCCCTGATCGAACGGCTGGACAAGTTCATGAAGGATGAAGACCGCAACCGTTCATGGACTATCCAACAGGCATTGGATATGTACCTCAAGAAGAAGGGCTACTGAGAGGTAGCCCTCTCTCTATGTAAGGGGATACATATTACCGTCCCCGACCATTCGCATCACCCTCTTCCGTGTGTTTCAGTGTGTATCAATGTGTAGTAAGGTCTGCATTTCGGTACATCGCAAAAAACATGAAGTGGGGCTGTCACAGTCACTGCTTCATGTTTTATTTACAAGGAATTGCTTGTTTATTGATTATAACAGAAGTGTTCCAAAATGTCTGCTATCAAAATTAGTTACCGCTAACTACCAGTATTTTCGGGCATTTTCTGCACTTTTTCGGGAACTTTGTTTTGCGCCCTTAAATCATTTCGTCTGTCTGGATGACGGTTGGAGCATGACCTATTGTAGCCCGGACGCATTCAGTTCTTACACTTTCGCCGCATGGGAATGCTGTTTTTAATTCATCCGCATCAATCAGCCGCCCATGATTGTCAGGTATTTCTATAAGAGGACATTCTTCGTGTTTGTTCTCAGGATCGTGGACATATGTATCCATCACACAGCAAAGTAGCCCGTCATAGAAATGACACTGTTCACACGCTTTTGGAAGTTTAACATCCCTATTGGTCGGTACATAGAATCCCATTGTCATTTTCCCTTTCTTCTGGTAGAATATTCAGTTGAGGTGATGCCTGTGGAGAAAGAAACTCGGCGAGGGCGTCCACGCTTTGGCGAGGAAGATAAACGAGAGCATCATGTGAAGTTCTCCATGTCTCTGCCGCCAGAAACCTATTCCCGTCTTGAGAAATACTGCGAGGACGAGGAAAGATCAAAGGCGTGGGTTCTCAACAAAGCCATCATCCCTTGGCTTGAGGAGAGAGGCTATTGAGGGTAGCCCCTCTCCTTTTTCATTCTACCACAAATTGGGTTCCCGGTAAATACTGGTATTTATGGGAAACACTTAAGGGTCTGCTTAACGTCACATCATGAATACGATTCTGCCGTGCTTCTTCCCGGAAGTGGCGGGTTCTGACCGCTTTCATCGTGAGCATCATAGGCGCAAATGCTTTCCTCCTGGTGCATCCACGGCTGGCTGTTAACCTCTGCGCTAAACATACATTCGTCCCAATCCTTATAACATCCAGACTTCCGAGATGGAACAAGTCTGCAAATGTCACACATCAGGTTTCTTCAACAGGTTCCGGCTCCGGTTCAGGCTGGGGTTCGTGATGGATGTACTCCTTGTAGCCTTCCACGCAGTCAAGCTGTTCGTCTGCGATCATGACATGAGCGTCCAGAACATCGGGAGCGTTCCAGAGCGTCTGGCACAGACCGTGGTACTGCGTCTTGGCAGATTCGAGAGAAGTGATGCCCTCGGCGTGGATGAAATAATTTCCGTTAATGACCTTGATGATTGCGAGTTTCATAATTTATTCCTCCTTATGAATTGAGTGCGTTCAATGCCGCCGCAAGGTTGGTCAGGGTGCAGTTTGTACCGGGCTTGATCGGGTCACCTGCGAGGATAGCCGCTGTGCTGATGTAGAGATTGTTGTTCACGATGAAGTATTGCCCTGATGCGATGTTGGCATCTGCGATCATGTCATCATCAGACGGGGCGTTGATCTTCTGGATGTAGAGTTTCGTATCAGCCGGATACTCGACCGTAGACGGGCCGCAGTCTGCCCAGATGTTGTTCTGGCCGAGCAAGGTTGTCACCGTGACGGGGTCAAGCTGGTAGGTCTGGGGAGTGGCAAGTTTGTAAACAACCTGCGCCCCTGTGGTCGGCGTAGCCCCTACAGAATACACATCCCTGTCGCTTATCCATTCGCCGGGAAGCGTTTCTCCGTTGTAGGACGCAATGTTAGCATCCGTCACCGTCAGCACGCCTGTCGTCACATCCAGCGTCCCGCCGTAGACCGTACCGGCTTCGGATTCCCATGAGATGGGGATGGTGGCCGAAGCCGAATTATAAGGTTCATATGCCGTTTTTGTATCTCCATACTCGACCATTGTTTCGGCGAATAAGAAGTTGGCATTTGTAGCGCTCCAACTGTTAACTATGTTAATACTGCAACGGCAATAATAAGCATTTGCTGGCACGGTATAAATCAACGCTGTACCTGCACGTCCATATATCTGCGATCGACTTCTGCTGATATATGTTTTATTCCTATCATAGAAAGCAACCGTTCTGCTTTCGAAGTTAGGAATGTATTTTACTGAATATGCGATCTTTTGCCCCGGAACAACTCTAAAATAGTTGGTATAGCAGTTATTATTTCCAGAGGATATTCCACCAGTAGAATTTATATAGCCATAATCAACTCTATAAATCAGATTCTTCCCCGTCCTGCTTACATTCGCACCCGTCCAGCCGGATATGGGGCAGATGTTGGAGTAGGGGACTACTTCGGTAGGAGTAGAGCCAAGTTCGAGTTGAATTAACGTGCCATCTTTAAACTGTGTAGCGCGGCAATAAACAGCGTTGGATGGAGCTGTAATCGTTTGTGGAAATGTGTTCGCATACTGTACAGAAGAAATATACGCTTTGTTCGAATCGTAAAAACAAAGAGATGGAGCATTTGCGCTTGTCGTTCCTTTGCGGTTTAACGTATAAGTCTCAGAAGCAGTAATAGTAAAATACTCGCTGATATATACCACGTCGTTACTTACAGTCGTGCCGTCATTTTTCAAATAACAATTATCAATATACCCGTTTGTTGTGTCAGTCCCGTCAGGTATTTTGTTTGCGCTCCCTCCTCCGGGCCACGGATGATCATACCCATGCAAATCCTGTACAGGCTCGATGCCCACGGTCAGGTCTTTCACAGGGAGGCCTTCTGCGCCGTCCGGGAAGCTGGCGATGTCACCGGAGGCCGTGTCGTAGATGACATCGGCTTTGTGATTTAAGGTGTTCCTTAATTCACTCAGTTCCGACGCTGTTTCGATCATCTCATCGCCAACGGTGACCGCTGTCCAGTGAGAGCTGTTCCACGTTTCACCTGCAGCAGGCGTTTCCACGGTGCAGCGGTATAGCTTCTGCTGGTAGAGACAGTAGTCGCCGACATGGTACTGCAGATGATAGTTATATGCTGCGGCTTCATTGTCCAGGGCGTTTGATGCTTTGGTCCCTGCACTGGTAACACTGTTCCAGAGGGATCCCTCGCTCACGCCCAATCTGAGAAGCTCATCCTGGATGGCGTTCATGTTTTCCGCCGTGATGACGGTCTGCTGATCGACGTACTCGCGTTTCACAAAACTCATGATGCAGTCCCTCCTGTCTAACTGTTGTTGCTGTGTACGTAGATGTCGACACCCGTGGCCGTTGCCAGTGCCTTCAGCGCATCGACCAGGCTGATCTTCTTTGCGTCGGTCGTGTTCAAGATCACTTCCCAGTTTGGCGTGACTTCCAGTGTGTCTGCCAGTTCCGCGACCTTTCCGAAGGCGATGCCGTCGCCGCCGTGGTGGATGTCCATGATCGCGCCGGCCGTCGACAGCCGCAGCGTGCGTGTCGAGGATCCGAGATCGTCGGTGAGCGTGGCCGTGATGTCATAGCTGTGCTCGATGTCCGCTGCCACGATCAGGACGCCGCTGGCGTCGTAGGTGGACAGGGTGGGTGTCGCAGTGCCCTGCGGGTGCACGATGGTCAGGTTCTTGCTGTTCTGGTTCCCCAGCGGGGCGACATGGATGCCCCACTCGATCTTGACATACGCGCCGCCGTCGTCGTTGGTGCCGTCCTGCTGGCACCGGTGGATGGCGAATGTGCTGAGCTCCGGTTCCCAGTAGTCATATACCTGATAACTCAGCGAGGCGTTGTTGCTCGCGTTGTGATTGTCGACGGCGGAGGCATAGTAGGTGCCGTCGACCGCCGGCCAGACGGTCTGGTTCGCTGTCGCTGTCGCGCCGTTCAGGGTGATCGTCCGCGTCAGGATGCTCTGGCCGTAGCCGAAGGGGGCGGAGATGCTCGCCGTCAGTCGGATTTGCGACTTTCCGACAAGGTACCTGCCGTAGGTGGCGAAGAGGCCGACACCGGAGATCTCCGTCACGGCCACCGAGACGGCTGGTTTCGCGTTCGCCGGCGGCGTCTCATTGTATTGGATGTACCCGGTAATCTCGCCCCAGGCGAGCCGGTTGTCATCCAGGCCGGAGCTTGTGCTCGTCAGCTCGAAAAAAATCTTGTAGCGCGACGTGTTGTTGATGAAGTCGCCCGTCGCCACCTGCAGGATGCTGGGGTACCAGTAGATCTTATTGAATGCCGAGGTCATGGTGATCTTGCTTGAGGAACTGCTGTAGATGTCGCTGACCCTCTCATAGTTCTGGCCGAAGGCTCCGTAGGCGGTGAATGTCTTGGACGAGCTGGACCCGGGAATGCTGCTCAGGTCGACGCTTTCGCAGCTGAACTCGTTCAGAGCGTTGAGCGTCACCGTAGCAGGCGCCGTGATCTGCGTGTTCAGATACCGCGGGAAAACGAAATAGTTGATGATTGAGAACTGGACCAGCTGCCCTTTGTCCTGGTAGTCCTTGTAGTAAAGAGTCCCATACAGGTTGTACTGGTATTCACGGCCAACAGGCGCGGTGCTCGGGATTGGCATGCTGTAATAGCCGGGGGCGCTCGTCTTGATGTATGTATCCGACCCCTCGGTGATGATCGTTTTCGAAAAGTCGAGCCGGATGTCCACGAATTTTGTGGAAGTGGATTCGTATGCTGCCATGGAGAAGATCACCGTCGGATCACTGCCGGCGAGCCGTCCTAAAGCATAGGCGGTGGCGTAGATCCGGAACTCGTTGATGTATACACGGCGAAGGTTCGGGGTGACGCTCCGGTCTTCGTATAAGGTCAGGCGCATGTTCATCCTGTAACCGCTGACGGTGGTGTTTTTGGTAATTGTTCCGACCTGGACGTATGCCATGATTCACCTCACTCAGTTCTGCGACGCCTGGCTGCCCACCCAGAGCAGGCTCAGGTTTCCGCTGCTGCGCGGCTGCCACTGCACGGACCCTGTCCGCAGGGATCCGCCCACAGGGATCTCCAGCACCTTCGGCGTCACCTGCTTGTCCGCGTTCCAGTAGCTGGTCGCGTCGTTGTTCTCGCAGGCGGAGATCTGCGTGGGGGAGATGCGGAAGTTCAGCGGCATGTCGGTCCTGCCGATGATGATGACGCCGTCCTTATACCGGATGTAATAGGCCATCTGCTCGAACTCGCCGTCTACGTCAGAGCGCAGCTGGCTCATGGCGATGGTCAGGCGGTTTTCTGTCAGGCTCATTTCCGACTGCAGGGCCGCAGCTGCCTGCTGGCCTTCTTCCTCGCTGTAGAACCGGGCCTCAATGTCTGCCGTCGGGCTGTAGTCGTTCTCCAGAACAGCTTGCAGCATGGTGGCTTCCTCGGCGGCGGCCTGGGCCCTCTCGTTCGCTTCTTCGGCCTCGGCCAGCGCCTTCGTGACCTCGCTGTCCTTCAGCAGGGTCCATTGATAGCTGCCGGCCCCGAGCTTCTCGAAGCGGTAGTAGAAGCCTGCGTAGTCCCCTCCCTGAGAGTTGACCACATACAGGTCGCCCACATGCGTGTCACGCTCGGTGTCTGATGTCCATGTGGATGCCGGCGGGTTCTGCAGCGTCGGTACCGCTGCGCCGGAATATGTCTCGATGGCACCGTCGATTTCCGACTGCAGGCGCTGCACGGTGGCGTCGAAGGTCACGTCGCTTACATAGGTGGCCGCGACGCCCTGGAGGATCTCGGTTGCTGTCTGTTGTATGTAGGACCGCAGTGTGGTGTTCAGCGCGGCATCCAGCTGCATGGCCTTGCGCAGCGTGGTCGCGTTGCGCGTCATCGTCGTGTACTCGTGGTCGACGGCGGTCTCTGTCGGAGCCGCCAGGTCTGCGGTGATCCACGCGCCGAGCTTCCAGTCGATGCTCATGATCTGGTGCCGGAGCTCCTCGAAAATGATCAGATCGCCAAGCTCCACGGCAGGATCCAGATGCGCGTCTCTGGCCTCGAATGGGCGGTAGACATAGTTGCGGACATGCTCGAGGCAGAGGCCTGCCGCCGCGCTGTCACTGTAGGCGCAGGATGAGCGCAGGATGTACCCGGTGGATGTGCCGGCGCTGGCGTCAAGCCCGGCGGGATCCGTGAGGACAACGCCGCTGACGGCAGCGAGCGCCGGACTGGTATCCAATTTGGACACCGCGAGCCCCAGGACTTCGATACCCGGTCCGGGGACGGCTCCGCTGCTGTCGTCAACGCCCACGATGGCCAGCCCCGCGATGGCGACGCCGGCAATGGCGCTGTGTTCTCTGGCTGGGGTGTTGGTAAGTGGGACGATGTGGATTTTCCCCTCCGGGGTCAGGATCGCGTTGCCGCCCTGGGCGGCCGCAATGTCAGCCCATACCTCCCGCGCCGTGCGCAGCGTGTCCAGGCCGATGAAGGCCACGGTGTCGTCCAGCACGTCCCGGCTGTCCAGCTGGATGCCGGTGGCCTGCACCAGCAGGGAAGCGGCCTCGGCCGCCGTGATGGGCCAGCTCTCCGGCATGGATGATTGCGGGATCTGATCGGTCCAGTATTGGTCCAGCATCAGCATCGCGTCGAAGGCCTCGATGCTGAGGTTTCCGTATTTGCTCTCGCTGCGCTGATCCGTGAGGAAGACGCCGAGGCTCAGCCACTCGCTTGCCTGCAGACCGTCGGCGGAGCAGAGCCGCACGCGCACCTCGAAGGATGCCATGCGCGGCCAGTTCACACTTTCCTCCCGGATGGTGATGCTGCAGCGCGCACTGACGGTCCCTCCCACGGATGGGCCGGGCCGTTCGCCGATCAGGCTCTGATGGACCGACGCGCTGATGATGTCGTTCATCCCGTAGACTGTCTGCCCGCGGACGATGTTTACTTCATAGACGCTGTCCGGATCCTGCCGGAGCGTTTTGTATAATGCAGACGTTTCGCGCATGTCAGACCTCCGTGATCTGGAAGCTGATGTTGTCCCAGTACAGAACGCCGCCCAGCTCTCCCCACACGCCGCCGTTGACCTCCGTCCCGTAGAAGGTTCTGGTCGCAGTCCCGGACTGCATGTCGGAATATGTGACCGTGATGGTCGTGGGATTCAGGGCGGCGGCCAGCTGCCGCGCCCTGGCATCCGTCAGCCGCCGGCACTGGATCTTCAGCACGCGCTTCTGGGCAATGCGGTGCACGTGCATCATCCCGTCAAGGCTGCGGCCGCTTCCGTCCTTGTGCAGGTCGTTCCTCGTCCAGGTGAGACCGCCCTGCTGTACGCAGTCCGAGAAGTCCGCCCCGTTGATTGAAAATTTTGCAAGTCCCATAATTTGCACCTCACGCGATGCCGCTGGCCCGGGCGCTCATGGCCATGGACCGCTGCACCGTTTTGCCGAGAGTGTACCCGTCCACGGTGATCTCCTTGCCCTCACGGACAGCGTCCAGAATGTCGGCGAGGATCATAAGAACCGCGCCGTTTCCGGATTCTTCCCGCACGACCTCGCGCAGCAGGCCCTCCGGCGTCTCGATGTTGTAGCCGGACGTCTGGTCGCCCAGCACCGCCGTGAACTCCCGGTTCGGCGGGATGACCGCGCCGGCTGCCAGATGCGGCAGCCCCAGTGAGTTGAAGTTCGCAAGTCCGGTGGTGACGAGGTTTTTCGCTGAGCTGATGACGGAGGAAACCTTCGATGAGATGGTACCGACCGCGCTGCTGATAGAGTTCCTGACGTCTTCCAGCGACGGGACCGAGGATTTGAGATTCGATATGCCTTCCCTGACCTTCTTCACGACATTCTCCACGACGTTCGAAAGGCCGGAGAAAACACTTTGTACTTTTTCGATTCCGCCCTTGACAGCGTCAATAAGGGGCTGGAAGACGCTGCTGTTGAAATAGTTCCCGGCCTGCCCCCACGTGGTCTTGACGGTCTCCCACGCGGTGGCGGCGCCGCTTTTCGCACTCTCCCAGGCCTTCGATGCACCCTGATAGGCGGCGTCCCAGGCGGACTGCGCGGTCTCTTTGATGCTGCTCCAGGCGTTGCTGCCCGCGGTCTTGATGTCGTTCCAGGTGGATTTGAGCGTGCTGCGCAGCCCGTTCCAGGTCTCCCGGACCTTTTCTGCAGCAGTCTGGGCGGCGCTCTTGACGTCCTCCCATGCCTGCTTGCCCCACTCCTTCAGGGGTTCGCTGACGTTGGTCTTGAACCAGTCCGCGGCTCCGTTCCACGCCTGTTTCATGCCGTCCACGGCCCGGGCCGAGACCTCCTTGATCTCGTCCCAGTGCTTGATGACCTCATAAGTTGCGACGCCGAGCGCGGCGACGATGGCCACGACGGCAGCTACGGGGCCCACCAGGGCAGCGACGCCTCCAGTGGCTGCAGCAGCTGCACCCGTGCCCGCGGTAAGGGCCGGTACTGCCACGCCTGTGATCCCCGCACCAAGCACTCCAGCTGCGCCGGCTCCGGCTCCGAATGCGCCGATGAGTCCGCCGCCTGCCGCAGCTGCCATACCGGCACCGGCAGCCGCGCCTCCGAATCCGATGGCAGCGCCGAGGGTAGTGGCCGCCGCTGCGGCACCTCCTGCAGCGTTGGCGAAGGCAAGCAGCTCGCCGATGAGGTTCCCGAGTGTGACCGCGGCGATCAGCTGCAGGCAGACCTGCAGGTTCTCCAGCGGGCTCAGGTTGCCCGCCATCCAGTCGCCGAGGACGCTGAGCGCGTGGTTCAGCTCGTCCAGGGCAGCCGTGATGGCGAAGCCCACGACCTCCGCGAACCACTTCAGGATCGGCCAGAGCGCCTCGAACAGAGGCTGCAGCGCGACGAAGACGCCGTGCAGGAACTTGAACGCGCTCGCAAGCGCTTCCACGAGCCTGGGCGCCAGCTCGCTGATGGTCCAGCTCGCCAGAGGCTTCAGGACTTCCTCATACAGCCACTTGAGGGCTTTGCCGAGATCCTCGGACAGAGGCGCGAAGGCTTCCTTCAGCCGTCCGAAGGCGTCCTTCAGGTTGCTGAAGTCAAGCGCGCCGGTGAAGTCTTCCCAGACTTTCTTTACCTTTTCGAGGAGCTTCTCCAGCCATCCGATGCCCTCGCCGGCTTCCTCGGAAGCCGTGGCGACCTCGCGGATCATGTCGGCCGCGTCTTCGGCTGCGGTCCCCGCGCCGCTGTCGGCGGGGCTGTAGTCGGGGGTGCTGCCGCTGTCGGTGTCGTTGTCGGTCTCCGTCAGGATGTGCAGCGTGTCAAAGCTCGCCTGCTGGAAGGCCTCCTTCGCCTTCTTTGCTGCGGCGGCCGCATTGTTCGTGCTCTGCGTGAGGTTGTCGGTGGCGTCGGCTGCGTCGTCGATGACGGTCGCGGTGCTGGGCGGCAGATACTGCCACTCCTTGCCGGCAGCCTTGCCGCCGAAGACGTTGGCGATGGTCTGCGCCACCTTATTGGCCAGCGTAGCCACGGCTGACAGGACCTTTGCCACCGTGTTCAGAACCGGCAGCAGCACGGTCCCGATGGTCCGCGCCGCCATGCCGAACTGCTTCTTGATGTCGGCCATGGTGTTCGACAGCTGCTTCATGCGCCCGGTGGGCGTGTTTGCCAGCGCCTGGTTCATGCCGCCAACCGCCTGCTCCACGACCTGAACCAGCACGGCGGCGCGCTCCGCCTCTGTGCCGAATTTCAGTATCTGCGCCTGTGCCTCGTTGAAGCTGTAGCCGTACCGGCTCAGCGCGCCGACCTGCCCGTTCATGACCTTGCCGAGCATGGTGGCGATGGTCGTGGTCTGCTCCGCCGTGACGTTGAAGCCGTACTGCTGCGCAGCCATGTCGTTCATGACCGGGATCAGTTTCTCCAGCGACGCAGCCTCGTCCAGATAGGTGGCCAGCTCCTGCGCGCCGGCGAGCTGTGCGTCTCCGTCGATGACACCCAGCTTCTGCTGAGCCTCCGCCAGATCCAGGATGCTCTGGATCTCGTCGTTGCGCGCGCCCATGGTGTTGCGCATGGCCTGTGCCAGCCGGACTTCGTTCTCGACCTGTTCGTCGTAGGATGCGGCGGCCTCCTTGGCGAAATTGACGATAGCCCTCACGCTGACGGCGGCGCCGACAGCCATGAAGGCTTTCTTCAGTCCTGCTCCTGCCTTCGCCATGGCATTGCAGGAGCGCGAGACGCTGTTCTGCATCCCGCGCATAGACTGTGAGGCCTTGCTGGCCTGTTTTGTAATCGCGCTGAAGTCTGCGCCAGCGCGGACCATTAAGTTGCGTACTGCAGCCATATCAGTTCTCCTCTGTGCCGCCGAAGAGCCTGTTCAGCGCACGGACCTGCGCGTACATCTGCTCATCGCTCATTTCTTTCTTGGCCGAATCGTGCGGGAAGGCCGCCTCAAAGGATGGCGCGTGCCTTGCCCAGACCATCGACCGGATCAGCGAGGCAAGGTTGTAGATGTTCCGCCTCTGCCCCCTCGCCTCGTCCTCCATGTGCTCACGCCGGGCCTGAAGCCAGAACGCGAGCTCCCGCGGCGTCATGAGCGACCACTCGGTGCGGCTGACGCCGATCTTGGCTGCCGCCAGCATGCTCTCTGTGAAATAGCCCCGGCTTACGTAGGGTCCGCGGCTGCTTCGGCCTCCGCAGGCTCCGTCTCATCCTCGTCGGTATCCGGGAAGGCTGCCTGCATGGCTTCGCCCACGGCGGTGATCAGCGGGATGACACCGCGGATCCCGGCCTCGTTGAGCCACCGGTCAAAGGTCTCCCGCTTCAGCTGGCTGTCCTGCTCGTGGCACATCAGCCACAGCAGGAGAACCATGTAATCATAGCGACCGACCTGGTACTGCATCTGTTCCAGACTCGTCTTGGTGATCTGGCTGAACAGCATCAGGACGTTGTGCGTCATCCGCAGCGTAAAGCTGCGGCCCCCGAGGGTGATGACCGGGGGCAGCTTTTCTTCCATGCGTTCCTCCGATCTCGTCTTAGCCCGCACTCGTGGAGTTGGCAAGCGTGGCCGCGCCGGAAACTGCGAGCGAGATGTCGAAGGTGACAGCGCCGTCTACATCGGCTCCGGTTGCAAAGCGGCTGACACCGGCCTGGAAGCTCCAGGTCTTGCCGATCTTCGCAGGAAAGACGATCTGGCAGGCGACGACGTCGCCGCTGGCAAGCAGGCTGTACAGCTCCGCCTGACCCTGATCCGCGCCGTCCATGAAGCCGGAGGCAGTGACCTCGCCGGCATCCTTGAAGCCGGGCTCCTTTTCACGGTAGCCGCTGGTGTTGTCCAGGGCGGTGAGATCGACGTTGTCGGCGGAGATCTCGATGCCGTTGATGCTGCTCAGGCCGCCGACTTCCTTGCTGTTGACAATAAGTTTGGTACCGAGTGCTCTCGATTTAGCCATAATGACCCTCCTTGATGGTGTTTCGGGCAGAGCCCGGTGTCCGGATCCGGACACGTTTTCTAAAACTACAGGGGCGCTTCCGCTGTGTGCTTCAGCTGATTGATGATCGGCCGCAGGCCGGTCGGGAAGGACTGCTCCTCGCCGACCGCGTCCCTGTGGTCATAGTAGTGCAGGGTGAGCGAGTGGACCGCCGTGGTGTACAGGCTGCTGTCCTCACTGTCAGGCTCTTCGATGCCCGCATTCCGGAGGTACGCCTTCGCTGCGTTCATCAGTCTGGTGATCAGCGCGTCGTCATCGTCGCCGTCCACCCGCATGTACTGCTTGCAGGCCTCGAGGTCGGCAGCGGCTGCCGCCTCAGCCTCCGCGGCCAGCGCCGCTGCCGATTTCCTCGCCATGGCGCTCTATCAGCCGGCGCTGACGCCCGTGCTGAAGTACACGAAGCCCTCGTGCTCGATGACGTTGCCGCCCAGGGCCACGTCGCCGAGGATGGTGTGCATGCGCTCGATGGCCTTGACGCTCTCGTCGATGCGGATCTCGTAGTCGCCGAAGAGGCCGAGCAGGTAGTGCAGCGGGTTGCCGTAGACAAGGTCGCCGTCCGCGAGCTCATGGGTGAGCACGTAGGGGATCTGCACGCCGCCGTCAGCGATGATGCCGGTGTTGCCGTTGCCGGTCGGGGTGATCTTGAACAGACGCTGCTTCTCGTTGGTGCCGCGCAGCTCGCCGAAGGCCTTCAGGGCCGCCTTCTTCAGCAGCAGGTTCGCCGCGCCGCCAAGCTCGCTGTTGGCGCCGTAGGCGAAGTACAGCTCGTCCAGGGTGTCGACGTCGATGCTGGAGTAGGTGTCGCTCTTGATGATCGAACTGCCTGCCTTGTTGAGGGCGTTCTTGATGCCGTACATGGTCTTGGTGGCATCCAGGGAGTCGCCGTTGACGATCAGGTTGACGGCGCTGCGGCGCAGGGCGCGCAGGGCCATCTCCTGGACGCGGGCGTAGTAGTTCGCCGGGCTGAGCTTGGCGATGTTGCGGTCCACGTAGCTGGTCGTGGTGACTTCGACGGGCTTCAGAACAGAGATGCCGAAGCTCGGGTCGGAGCTGTTGCTGCGGGCCTGGCCGGACTTGCTGGTGATGTTGCCGACGGTGCCGTCGAACTCGCTGATCAGGTACGGGACCTCATAGCTGCCGAGGCCGGTCAGGTCCACGACCTGGACCATGTCCAGGATGCTGGCGATGGCGCCGGAGTCTCCGTGGATCTGGCTGTCCGCGCCGGTGGGCTGCACCAGGGTGCCGCCGATGGTCACGGCGTTGCGCAGGCTGCGCATGATCTCCGCGTTTGTGATGCGCACGCTCTGATGGTTCATGAGCTGGCTGCCGCGCTCCGCAGCCATGTCGCGGGCTTCAGCGGGGGAGGGGGTGGTCTCGAGGACCTGGCGGTTGCGCTCGGCGATCAGGTTCTGGATGCGGGCGATCTCCGCGTTCATGTTCTGGACGCGCTCCATCTCGCTGTTGTAGGTCGCCTCGTCCTGGGCGTCAAGGGCCGCCTGGGCGGCGTTCAGCGCCGCTTCGCGTTCCGCGGCCAGTTCGATCAGTTTTCTCTCCATGTTTTTTACCTCCATGAAAAAAGATGATATTATATCAGCGGCAAGACATGCTTGCTGGCCGCGGATATGCTATTTATTCCTGCTGCCGATCATGACGATCAGCAGCAGCGCCAAAAGGATCAGGAACACACCGCCGGCGATGATGCCGGCCGGCATCAGGATCATGCCCGCGCCCACCGTCACGGCGGCGCCGCCCAGCAGGAAGAGGATCGGGACCAGGACGATCATTGTTCCTCACCTCCGCCCGCGTTCTTCTCGGCGCGTTCCCGGCTGAGCTCCCGCCAGTCCTGCAGCGGGACGTAGTTCAGGCTGGCGTAGTGTTCGTTGCCACCCTCCACGTCCGGCATGTCCTCCAGCTCGCGGATGTCGTTGACGCTGAAGCTGCCGTTGTCGCGCATGGTCTGGTACCAGGTCCCGCGGCTCTGGAAGTCGCCTCTCAGTTCGTTCATCAGGTTGCCGCGGATCCGCAGGCCCCTGGCGAGGTCCTGGGGCGTCAGCAGCTTGTAGCTGAGCTCCTGCTCCCAGATCACCGCGTTCGGGTGCAGCGTTCCGACCACGTACTCGATGGCGTTCTGCTCGTTCGAGCTGTAGCTCTGCTTGCCGGCCTGCAGTTTATACAGCGGCACGCCGAAGACCCTCGCAAGGTCCTCCACGCTGAGGGCTGACTGCTCCACGAACTGCGCGTCCCTGTTGGAGATGCTCAGGGGCTTGTAGTCCAGCCCCATGTCCAGCACGGCCACCTTGCCGGCGTTGTCCGGTCCGCCCTGACGCTTCGCCCACTCTTCACGCATGCGGTCCTTCTTGGAGATGGTCCGCTGCGTGCCGTCCGCGTCGGTGACGGTCACGGTGCCGGAGAGATCCGACTCGGTGCGCAGGATCCCCGCCGGCTGCCCGCCGTTGAGGTAGTAGCTCGCGCTGTATTCCTGCGCGGCCTTTGCCGTCCGGACGATCTCCTGCGCACGCTCGAGGTAGCCGATGCCTCTGTAGCCGTTTTTGGTGAAGGCCATCACATGCAGCACGTCCGTCTCGCCGCATACGATGCTCCGGTTCTCGAAGGGGTGCTGTACGGTGTACCGCAGCGAGCCGTCGCTCAGCTGCTGCACGGTCCAGAAACCGGAGGGGATGGGGAAGAGGGCCGTCGGCTTCAGGCTCCGCGGATCTCTCTGGATCCAGGCGATGCCGTTGCCGTTGCACACGCGCTCGGCCTCCATCTGCTTGCGGAACACGAAGGCGCTCTGCAGCCGGTTCGGCCGGATGGCCAGCAGCGGCAGGATGTCATGGTCCGGTACCCGCTGCCGGCTGACGCTGTCGTACACGAAGAAGGGCATCTTCCCGAGGGAGTCAGACAGGATGTCGATGCAGCGCGAGACCGTCGACAGCTTCATGGCCGCGTCCTGGTCCGTCCGGATGCTGGTCAGGCTCAGCCCGATCCCCTCCGGGGTCACCGCGTTGCTCGCCTTCGGCGGCTCCCGCGCCGACCTCCCGCCCATGAGGGCGGCGAGGCCCCGTTCAAAAGCATTCATCTCGGGTACCTCACTTTCTCCAGATCCAGGGCGGCCTGCAGCCGCCAGTCAGAAATCAGGTTTTCGCAGATCTCCCGCTTCTCGTTTGTCACCGGATCCACGCCGGCGGCTTTCAGGACATCGTCTATCATGGCCCGCGTCAGCGGCTCAGTGTCGTTCTGTGCGCTTTCACGCTTCACCGGGTGCCCCGGGACCTCTTCCAGGTTCCCGGCCTTCACGGCCTCCTCATAGCGCGTCAGGAGGGTGTCTGCGTCCACGTTGACGCACGCGACGTTTGTGATCTTCAGACCGCCGCCGGCGCTGAGCAGCGCGTCGGCCTCCTCGTCCGTGTCCAGGTACCCGTCTACCAGGCCGAGCTCGATGGCGTCCTGGATCGGCATGAAGGTCTCGTTGTCCACGAGTTTCTCGAAGGTCTTCCGGGAAGTCTTCCCGGCGCTCTTCACGACATAGCCGTTGATAATGCTCGCCTTCACGCTGTCCAGGAAGTTCTGCAGCTGTCTCGCGCCCTCGTTGTTCACATAGCCCGCGAGGGCTGCCGGCTGGTGGATCATGAACTGCGCCACCGGCGAGGCGAGGACCTTCGTGCAGGCGCTGGTGATCGTCGTGGCCGCGCTGGCCGCCAGGGCGATGATGTGCGCCTCGGTCCGGCCCTGGAGCTTCTGCAGCATGCCGTAGATCTCGAAGCCGGCCCACACGTCGCCGCCGGGGCTGTTCACCTCGAGGATCAGATCCTCGTCCTCCGGCAGTTCCTTCATCGCGTCCCGCACGTTTTTCGGGCAGCAGTGGGGGATCTCAAACAGACTGTACAGCCAGTCGTACTCGTCGCTGACCACGTCTCCGTATAGTTCGATTTTCATGCGCTTGGCACCTCCTCGTCTTCATAGACCTCCTCGGTCTGGTAGTCGATCTGCACGGTATAGATCCGCCTGTAAAGGCCCACATCCACGTCGTAAAGGTCCGGGGAGCTCTGCGCGGCCCTGGCCTCCTCCACGAGGATGCTGCCCCGCGGCCAGCCGGGTGTCTCCGTGCTGTAGGTTTCGCCGGTCATCTCGCGGACAGCCTTCTTTGCCCGCTGGCAGAGAAGCTGCATGCCGCGGTGCGTGCCGCCGACGAAGTGGACCTGCGCCGTGAAGTGCTGCAGGCCGGCAGGCCCGTTCAGGTCCAGATCCTCGCTGTCATCCGAAGGGATGTAGAAGGCGAAGGGCGGCGCCCAGTCCTTCTTCGGCTGCAGCGCGGAGAATTTCACCTCGTTGCTGTCGGGATCGGTCAGGACGGCCACCGTGCGCATGGCTGCCGTCAGCGCGAACTCCGGGCTCAGTCTCATTTCGCTTTCCATATCTTCTCCAGCTCCTCCATGGTCTTGTCGATCATCACCTTGCGCATTTCCGGCGCGGCCTGGTCCGCGGCGTGTTCCATAAAGTGCAGGCCCTCAATCTTCTTTGACGGCAGCTTGGTGGCTTCCTCGTACTTTCTCACGTACTGGTTCGAGCCCTGGATCTCCCGCAGGTATCGGATGCCCTCGCCGGGTACCCGCACGAGGTAACCGTACTCCATCGACGCGGGGTAGTAGCCCTTCGGGTACCGCCCGCCCAGCTGTCCGGGATTCCGGATGGGCTTCTGCAGCTGTTCGTTCATTTTCCTGTCAAAGGTGACCTGGTAGACCTTCTTGCCCTTCCGGCGGGATCGTTCTCCCACGCGGACGATGCTCTTCTTCAGTGTGCCGCTTCGCCGGGGGACCTCGCCTTTGACCGCCCGCTTCAGGATGGTGCCGGCGCGCCCGGCCGCCCGTGTGACAGCCTTCTGCGGGCTCTTCCCGGCATCGTTCAGCATCTTGACGGTGCGCTCGATGTCCCGGATGTCGAAGCTGAGCGCCTCGCTCATCGCCAGACCTCCGCGGCCTTAATGAGCTGGTAGGTCTTCCCGTCCGCGAGGTCCAGAGGAGGGGAGAGCAGCCTGTACTTTTTGCCGAGCAGGGTTGCCCGCATGTACACCACGTTGTAGTCCCAGCTGCGCCGCCGGATCTTGATCTCGTGTGTGACCTCGCTCTGCTCCTGGCCGGCGGCCATGAACTGCCGGCTGCTGATGGTGCGCACTTTCGCCCAGACGGTGACCACGTCCTCCCAGTTGCTGTCGTCCAGATACTGGTAATCGCCGACGATGTCGCCCTCGCCGATGAAGCGCTGGAAGGTGACCTTCCTGTTCAGTTCTCCCGCGTCGTCATAGTGTGCCATTCTGTCCCTCCGTGTCCGGATCCGGACACCTGTTCACATTGTCCAGCCGTCCTCTTCGAGCCGGTCGGCCAGGGTCGGATTGTTTCTTCTGATCAGCGCCAGCGCCAGGGCATTCATCATGCCTGCCACCGGGTCGATGCGCTGCGTGTCCTTCTGGTTCTTCTTGTTGAGCTTCACATCGCCGAAGTTATTGACAACTTCCACGCAGTTGCCCAGGCACCACATGGCAAGCCCAGACGCTTCGATCACGACCTTGCCCTGCAGCAGCAGCTCCCGGAAGCCCTTCACCGCCAGGTTCTGCCCGGCTGCGGTCTGGGCGATCTCCACGCACCAGTCCTCGGTCCCGGCCTCCTCGTTCATCCGGATCGCGAGGTCCGTGGCGTTGTGCCCGTCGTAGCAGACGTTCACGACCTGCCAGCCGTGGTCCACGATGCCGGCGCGGATCCAGTCGTGCACATAGCTGTTGTCGGTCACCGCGCCCGGCGTCAGCGTGCACCAGCCGCGCTTTGACCATGCCACATAGGGGACCCGGTCTGAGTGCTCGTGGCGGATGGCTGCGTCCTGGGGGAGGAAGCCGTGCATCTTTACGGCGACGCGGCCGTCGGGCAGGAGGAACACGGCGGCCACGCCGCTGAGGTCGATCCGTTTGCCGAGGTCGAATCCGCACCAGGCCTCGAGTCCGTCCGTCAGAGCCGCGAAGGCCTCCGGAGAGATCTGCGCCTTCCGCGCCAGTTCCATCTGGTCCTCGCTGAGATAGCTATTCTCGCTGAGTGCCTGCCAGCGGTCCATGCGCCGGGTGAGAAACTGCCGGATTTTGTTGGCGTCGTTCGAACCGTAGGCTGCCGTGTGCTCCTGCTCGATCTGCTCGCGCATCTTCCGCGAGTAGTCGTTGTCGATGCGCATGCAGGGGTTCGGCATCAGCCATTTGCTCCGGTCGTGAGGATCCGCACCGTCTGGCAGCTCCCTGATCATCACGAAGTATCGGTCGTCCTTCACCTGCCCGTCGAGGACCTGCTTTGCGTAAGCCTCCTCTTTGAAGCAGGGCTTGTTCTCCGCATCGTCGCCGGCCGTCGTGATGATGGCCATCAGAGGCTGCCGGCGTTTGCCGAAGGCGTTCAGCTCGATGTCGTGCAGGTCCGCCGTCGGGTGCGCATGGTACTCGTCAATGACGACGAAGGTCGGCGCGCCGGAGTCCTTGTTCTTGACGTCCTTCGACAGGGCGCGCATCCTGCCTCCCAGTTTCCTGGACCGGATCGGCAGGCTTTTCGGGATGATCAGGTGGGACGCGATCTTTGGGCTGGCCTCGGCGATCTCCCTGGCGTCGCCGAAGACGCGCATCGCCTGACCGCGGTCCACGGCCACGCAGTCAACCTCGGGGCTGCTCTCATACTTTGCCAGCTCCGGGTGCCCCGGAGGGTACAGCGCGTCCCCGCACATGTGATATAGGCACTGGCCGGACTTCTCGGTGCTCTTGAAGTTCCCGCGGGCGCGTTTCTCATAGGTGATCGTGAAGCGCCTTTCGCCTGTATCTTTATGCACCCAGCCGTATACGCAGCCGAGGTCAAACTGCTGCCAGTCCTGCAGCTGCACCGGCTGCCCGGCCTCCGGGCCGCGGCTCTGGATGCAGAGGGTGAACCACCTGTAGATCCGGTCCGCCCTGGTCACGTCGAAAACATACGGGAAGTCGGGATCGCCGATCCGCTTCAGATCGTCCAGGTGCCGCTGGCAGGCTTTGATCTCATAGGGCCCGCAGTTCTTCTTCAGCCTGCCGGCCGTGACCTGTTTGGCGTACATCGTGACCGGGTGCGTCAGAATCTCGTCCCGGCCCGGCATCTCAGTACAGGATCCGCGCCAGGTGCTTCTGCTCCAGATCCTCGCCGCGGTCCCTGGTGCACTCGTGCGTCTGGCCCGGCTCGAAGACTTTGTTCAGCTCGAGGTCGAGATACTTCACTACCGCCTCGACGGTGACGGTCTTCCCGCGCTCTTCGCTCCAGCTGCTCACGCTCGGCACGAGGATCTTGCCCCAGCCGTCCTCCCGCGGTTTGTACTTGAAGCGCTTCAGGCCCTTGGCGATCTTCTCCACCGGGATCTCGCTCATGTCGAAGGGGAGGACCCAGGCGTTCACGCCGTCCACCACCTGCGAGTCCTGGTTCGACGGCAGGTCGGTCACGATCACCGGCGTCCCGAGGCACAGCGCCTCCAGCAGGCTGTAGGGATAGCCCTCGGTGTCGCTCAGCTGCACCAGATAGTCGGCGTCCGCCACATAGTCCCGCACATCCAGGCGCGACGGCGCGAGGATCACGTTCGGGCTGTCGAAGCGCGCCGTGCTGTCGGTGTAGATGGTCCACACGTACCGCACGCCGGCGTCGTCCAGTGCCTTCGCCAGCTTCTGCATCCGCGCAACGCCTTTCTCATGCCCCAGCCGCGTGGCCGAGATCAGGTGCAGCACCTTCTGCGGCTTGTCCACGGTGATGGGGTTATAGCAGACTTCCGGCCGGATCCCGGTCAGCTTCTCCCACTCGACGGCGTTGTTCTCGCTCACGGCAAGGTACCGGAAGCGCGGATCCAGCTTCGGCCGGATCACATTCTTCAGCGCGCCGAAGTCCGCGTGGATCACCTGGATGTACTCTTCCGCCCGGATGAGGTCCAGATCCCGCGGTTCCCAGCTGTAGCCGAAGATCGCCTGCCGGCAGGAGATCGGCTTCTCGTCCCACTTCTTCAGCCGGATGTACCTGCCCAGCCGCTGCAGCTGCTCCGGGTCGCCGCTTTTGTACAGCATCGTGATGTCGCGGTCCGCGTACTTCCTGGCCAGCTCATAGAAGAAGGTCTCCACGCCGCCGATCCGGAAGATGTGGCCGTAGTAGACGATGGTGTTGTACATGCTCTCATATCCTCTCGCTTTGAGATCCACCAGGCTGCCCGCCCGGGGGTAGTTGTAAAGATAGGCGACGATGCCGGTAAACTTCTCCGTGTGCTCCCTGGCGTCCAGCTTCACGCTCAGCGTCTTGTCGGCCGCGTACCGCACTTCCTCGCATCGGTCGCTGCCGAGGAAGGCCCGCCGGATCAGCCGCAGGCTCAGGCCGCAGTAGAAGAGCTTGTTCTCCTTCGTGATCTTCGGCACCCGGCCGCTGTTCTCCTTCCAGGTGATGAAGACGATGTCGGTGCCGTCCAGCTGCGCCATGGCGTTCTCGAAGCCTTCGGGGGAGAAGCGGTCATCGCTGTCGAGGCTTGCGATGTACTCGCCCTGCGCCGCGTCCAGCAGCACGTTCCGCGTGGCGCCTTCGCCGAGGTTCGTGTCGTTCCGGAAGAGCCGGATGTTCCGCCCGGGGTTCCTGCGCGTGTACCGCTGCAGCACATCCCAGGTCTCGTCCCGGCTCCCGTCGTCGCAGACGAGGATCTCGATGTCCTCCCGGTCCGGCATGCTGTCCAGCGCCCGCACCACCAGCGTCTCCTGATTCCACACCGGGATCAGCACGGAGAGCTTGATCGGTTTCGGTTTGTTATCCGGCATCGCCGGCCCTCCTGTCCATGTATTCGATGTAGAAGTGCTCGGTGTCCCGCAGCTCCCATCTCTCCGCTGCGGCTCTCTCCGCTGCGGCTCTCTCCGCTGCGGCTCTCTCCGCTGCGGCGCTCGTCGAAAGAAGGAAGCCGCCGCCGAAGATGCTGTCGCCCTTTGCCTTCTGGGCCTCCAGGCCGCTGATCCTCATGCAGTCCCGCCGCTGCAGCACATACTGTACGCCGTACTTGCACCAGCGCTGCGCGATGGCAGCCGTCAGGACGTGGTCCGGATAGATGTATTTCCGCAGCTCGGCCTTGCCGTCCTTCAGAAGGGCCTTGTTCTTCGTGTCAACCGCCCGGTACAGATCCGGAGCCGTCCGCACCTGGATGTCCTTCGGCTCCAGGTTGGTCAGGAAGCTCGTCGGCACCTCGGCGCCGTTCTCGTAGGTGATGGTCACGCCGATGGGCAGGGCTGTGCAGCACTCCGCTGCGGCACGCGAGAACAGGGTGAGCGCCGGCGCGAAGAGGAAGAAGCGGATCCCGCGCAGCGTGTAGAACCGCACGATCTCGCTAATGATTGAGAAGGGCGGGTTATCCACCACAGTGCATGGGGGGGGGTAGGAGAAGCGCTTATAGTCGCCGCCGGGATAGAACGGTCGGACGAAGGATGCCTGGTCAACCTGGTACTGCGAGGCGACCCACTCGGCCACGACCCGGTAGATCTCCGGCGGGGTGTAGCAGTCGTCGGTGGTCTTCTTGGTCTTGAACTTATCAACGAAGGCCAGATACTCTTCGTCCTCCCATCCGTCGAGCATCAGGTTCTCAAACTCGTCCGTCACACACGGTGCCTCCTTCGCACGGTGGTCTTCCGGTTCTGCCTGGAGGAGTCCGCCTGGAAACCCTCCAGCATCCTCACGCGCTCGCGGGCCTCCTTCTCCTGCTTCAGGCAGAAGAGCCAGGCCTGGCGCTTCTCACAGCAGCACCCAGGTGTCCTGTCCGGACACGCCTTCCCGCATGGGTTTCTCATGCGAAGAGATCCGCGTCGGGATCCGCGTCCTCCTGATCGGCGAGACGCTTGGCCAGCCGCACCCGGCTCTCCGGCGTCAGCCCCAGCTTGGAAGCGTAGGCGAGGATCTCGCGCTCGGCCGACTGCAGCGCCTCGGATAGCTTGACCGAGGATCGGATCACATTGAGGTCCAGATCCTCGGCTGCGATCAGCCGGAGGTACTCCTCCTGCAGCCGGTCGCGCCGGCTGAGCTTGGCGCAGTAGATCGCGAGCGCGTCGGTGTCGAGCACGTCGAGGATCTCCAGATCCTGCATGTCCTTCAGGATCCGCGCCCAGTGCCGGCTCGCCGCCTTGTCCTGGGTGATCAGCTTCGGCTTCTTCGGCTTCCGGCAGGGAAGGCCGAGCGCCTGGGCCGCAGCCCGTGCTTCGAGCTCGTCCTTGGTCAGGTGCTTGCTCATGTTGTCCAGGTTCTTCACTGGCGTTGGCATGCTGCATCTCCTCTATGGGCACCGCCTGCCGGACCTACATCAGAAGCCCGCGTGGCAAGCTCCGATTCGGAGACGCAGGCGTTCGGTCCGGCGGGCGACTGGCCAGCTCGGTGGGTCCCGTCGGCGGATTCGTCCGCCGATCGGGGAGATTTTTTCGCGTTTCAG